GCGCTGGCTTCGTACTTCGTTAGCCATCAAGCTTTCAGTTCCAGAAGCATGTACTTCTAGGTCACCACGTATCTCTTCATCAAAATCAAACTGCATATTGAATGCAAAGAATGCTTTACCTAATGGTCTGATTAAGTAGTCGTCCACATTTTTAACAACCGTTCTGATACTTCCGTTGGCAGCAGACATAAGCATACTAATACCAGAAGCAGTCCTACCAACACCTTGAACACCTGTTTGTCCGTGTGCGAATGATGGGAATCCCGTTGACTCATCTGCTAAAACCCTCGCTTTATCAAATAGTTGCATGTTCTCACCTGCTACATTTGGAAACTTTGTACCAAAGATAGCTTGGCCTGGAGCACCGCCCTGTCTTCTAAAAACTTTTCCAGGATACACAGAAAGATCTTGACCTGGAACTAGGTTAGTCTCATCTACTTCTATGATAAGATTACCAGAAAGAGCAGCATTATCAATAGCCATACGCATGAAGCCATTCATTAATGTCTGTGTATCGTCCATATTTTCAGCAATACCAACACCAAAGAATGAGTATGGATTATGCTCGTATGGTACAGCATAGTAAGGTATGCGTGTAGGCTTGAATGGGTTTAGTACAAAACGTAGTACTTCACCATTACATACCCATACATTACAGTTAACTTCATCTAAGTCACTAAGCTCACTAGGTATATCTACGCCATGCTCTTCTAGGAGTTTAACATCTACATAACCCCAGAACTCTAACACTTCCCAACGCTCTGACGTTGGCTGAGTGTCATCATCCTCCATAGTCATTTCCCAGTACTTTTGTGTGTAGTCTGGTCCTGCATCTATTGCTTTTTGTACAGAGTCATCCATGAAGTATGGACGTGATTTTAGTTTGCGTAGTTGAGTACGAGACATCTTGTGTCTTTGTACAACATACTCTGCATCATCCATAGCCTTAGCTTCAGGGTCTGGATAAAAATCCCATATACTTACATGATCACACTCTGGAACAGTTTTTATGATAGGATCATATTCACCGTCTTCATTCCAGTTAGGGTACTCTTTGTCTACAGCAAAAGCACCTTTCATTACACCTGTACCTAGAAGTGCCATTTCAAATGCCATACTTCTTAGATGTGTAGTAGCTCCTGATTCCTGCAACTGGTCATGGATTTTCTTTTCCATCTTTTTGGCTGCAACCATAGCAGGATGAAATGTAACTGTAGTTCCTGTAGTACCATCACCCTCTATTATTTTTTCGCTAACAGGGGCAAGTTTATCTTCCATTCCAGCTAGTCTTGCTTGTAAGTCAATAAGAGTTTCACCTGGCTCTAGATCAGTATCACCATCAATTAGATAAGGCTTGGGCGCTGGTTTACCCATAGCATCGCTGATAGCACCCATTGCATTCTCTGCATTAGGATCTACGTTTATGTGTACAGACTCTGCTACGCCATCAGGTAAAACAGAAGGATTTACAGTCAAAGGAAATTTATTGTTGCCAAACAGTACGTCTACTATCTGTCCGTAAGCTGCTAATGTTTTTGTCTTTGTTACTTTTACAAATACACGTGACTTTTCAGTATCAGTAAACTGTACATCTGAACCGTATAAACCACGATAGTTTCTGTAGGCTTTTAGCCATCTTTGTTCGTCAGCATATCTGGAGTCTTCTGATCGTTTGTAACGTTCTTTTACAAAGCCAACTACACTGCTTTTCTCTTTAAAGATTTTGTCGAGAGAGTCCTCTGCTGCAACGACATCATCTGTTTCAAACATTTCTTCTGCCATATTTAATATCCGAATGTTGCGTCACTGGCTTGAAAGCCTGTGCGTTGTTTGGCTGGGTTGTAATCCCATATACTACTGCGTGGTCTAGTCATTATACCATAGCGTAAAGCATCATACAAGTGATCTTCTGCTTTGGTGTCTACATCTTCTGGATTCTTTTTGTCCAGTGGGATGCTTGGTATCTGTGCAATGGTATTCACACAGTTATCCATAAATACCAACATAGGCTTTTCAGTAAACTCATCTACCTTCAAACGTCTATGTATTTCGTTTTTACCTGCGATACGTGAGCCTCGTGAACGATCTGAAGGACGCCATCGACATCCTTTCATAATCATTTGTTCAGCTAGTGATGGCCCAGTATCGCCACGGTTGTGCCACAAAGAACTATCAAGCACACCGTATCTTATACCACCATCATGTCTTTCTACCTCTAATATCATATCAGCTAAATCGTTAGCTGTTACTTTAGAAACATACATCTCACGATATACTATAAGCTGTTCATCAGGAGAAATAGTAAACCAAAGAACCCCAGTATAAGAACCATACCCATAGTCACATGCCCTAAAACGTACCCACGAGTCAGGAACTTCAAACTGTTCGATAACGTGGGCAGTTCTGTCAAATTCAGGAAAGGCTGCTCCTTCGTTGATATCCCAGTTGCCTTCGAGGAGTTGCTTTCTCTGATGCTCTGGTAGTGATAGGAGCATGGCTTCATAGTCACCCTCTTCGGCAAGGTATGGATTATCGAAGAGTGACGCAGGAATAAACCTACGCTTAAATAGAGGCTGGCCTTCCTTGCTGTGTCCTTTAGGGAATGTAATGGTTTTGCCAGTTTCAATTTCTGTTGCCCAAAAAGCCTTACCTGCAGGTGCAGGATCAATAAACATTTTCTTTACCCAAGCATGTCCAGCACCACCTGGGTTTGTTGTAGCTCTCATGTAAAGTCCTAGTTCTTTACCGTGAGCACTACGAAGACGTGATCTCATATAATCCCAAGCGTAAGGTGTAGGCCATTGAGTAAGTTCGTCAAATCCAATCCAGTTAAATGCTTGTCCTTGATACCTAGTAACATCCGTATCCTTATCAAGGTAAGACATCCATAACCGTCCACCTTTAGGAGATACCCATTGAGACTTACGCTCTGACCATTTGATTCCTGGTACGGCACGTGGATATAACTCCTGCGACTTCTGTATAAGTTCCCTTAGTTCTTCAGTTGTATGTCGTACAAGGAGTCCTGAGAAGTTAGGATCATTTAAGCCGTGTAGTGGATCTGCAAGCATAGCGTAGGATTTGCCACCACCAGCAGCCCCTCCGTACAGAACTTCTCGTTCAGAAGAACTCAAGAAGGATGTTTGTGGACCCTCATTAGGTTTGAATACAACCTTCTGTGCTTCTTCTACGTCATACTCAGGTGCTACTACCTGCGCTGGAATCTGGGGGGTTTCGATTTCCGCTGGCTTCTGAGTATGCTCCGACTCCTTGCTTTTCGAGCTTCTCGATTTGCGAGAGCGTTTCTTCGAGCCACTTGGCAAGCTTGCGCTTAATTGCATATGCTTTTCTACGTTTTTGCTCAACTTCTATTCTCTTTTTTAGACCCATGTGTGATATGTATCGGTCTGTTTCTTGACTCAACCAATGTGCTACTGCTCTGTAACTATACTGCTTGAGGTGCTGTTTTGCAAGCTCTAACGCTTCTAGCTCATGTTCAACAGGAACAAGTAGCTTATCGTTTTCTGGGTGCACTTCATAGCCGAAGGGAACTTTAACAGTTGTCCTTACTATTACGTGCCATTCTTTGTTGTGGTTCTTGGGGGGCAGAGGTAGCTGCCAGAATCCCAATTCTCTTTGAGGTATTATTCGTTTGTACCTTCTTTTGGTGGTAAATAGAAAATGCCACCACCGCTGGTGACATCTACTTTGTCTACTTTACCAAGACCTGCTCTGTCAAGCACATCTTTGGCGGCTATCATTTTTTCTTTGATACCCAACTGAGTGGGATCTTGCAGAGCGCCCATAAGTGCGAAAGCAGCTTTCGGGGCAGTCCTAGCAAAGTAAGTCCTAGTTTTTTCAGCGATTTCATCTTTCAAAGCCTCCACTATTGCTGTTGTGCTAGAGTTGTCGCCATAACCAGCTAACTTCTTAGCAGCTACAACGTCACCTCCAGCATCATCAAATAATACATCCAAGAACCTTTGTTGTCTTTCAGTTAATGTCCTTGCCATAAATTGCGTTCCTTATTTCTGATCTACCTATTCCTAGATCATTTAGTTCTCTGTCAGACAGCATGTGTAGCATTCTAAAGTCTGCACGTTTTTGTTGTCTAACTACGTGGGCATCCCACATTCTTTTTAAAATGTTTTTCATGTACTTACTCCTTGTTTGTACAAGGGTAGTTATACACAAATGTTAGCGCTATAGTACTGCTAAGTTGGAATAGCCGTTATGCTATCTAGTCAAGTTAAAGAACTCTTTAGCTGAAACTAAAACTTGACATCCACCACTAGAAGCATCATGACAAACTAGCTTATCACCAGCATGTAAATGTAATACATCTCCATCTATTACTTTGTACACATCATTAGCTGTTATTGTTTTAGTATTTATTACATTACTATAACCTTGGCTACTTGCATGATACCATTGGATAGTCATAGTTTTATTAGAACTAGCGCCATTGATTACTTGTAAAAGATCTATTTCAGCATCAAATGCAGGAGGAACTGTATACAATACATCACCACTAGCACCGCCAGAAGTAGCAGACACTGTTAGTCCTTTTGTTATAGTATTGTATTCTCGTGACATTTACTTGATGCCTTTCATAGGTCTTGCTGGTCCAGCTAAGAAACCACCTCTAGCGTAACCCTTTTTCTTCATGCCACCTTTAGCATAGCCCTTTTTCATCATGCCGCCTTTAGCCATGTAACCCATTTTGTTTCTGACTGCTTTTGGTAACTTCTTCAAACCTTTTTGATCAGCAGAAGGTTTCTTCATTGCGCCACCCATTGCGTAGCCTTTTTTCTTCATACCACCTTTGGCATAACCTTTTTTCTTCATCATTGGTACTCTTTATCCTCGCTATATAGATTATTGAAAACTCGTTGCGTATCCCATACATAGTCTACGTTTTCTTTGGAGTTAAACATATGTTGATTGGGTTTAAAGTCTGGCGCACCTTCACCAGTTTCAAACCATGCTGGGTGAGTTACTCTCACTCTATTATTGGGTAACGCAACTATGTTACCAGTATAATCTCCTGCATCTAAAAGCTCTAATACATGAGACTGTTTATGCTGCGCTGGATCATCAGCGACTTCATTATCTGTATAGTCTACCGTAAAGTAATACTTTGCTGGGTAGAACTCGCCATCTACTTTGGCTATCCAAGGCGCTGGGCTTGCTCTCTCTAATTTATACACCGAGTGTGTATGAGACATACAATCCCAAGGCTGTGCTAAATATGGTGGTAACTCATTAGGCCATTGTTCCAACGGTGTATCAGCTACTAGTGCGGTCAGTGGCAATCTAGCCCACATAGCACCACCATGTACGTTTTGTGAATCATCTTCATCTGACTCACACCCAGTGAATATTACTTGAAAGCTTAGTGTTCTGTTTGGCATTGTAGTAACGCCAATCACCATAGCATGTAAAAACTCACCGTGGTATTCTTCTAAATTTTTTGTGTACTCTCTGCGTACCCACGCTTTGAAGTACGGTATACTACTTGTAAGAAACGCCATTTATTTTCCTTTACTGCGTTTCCTCCCTGATGCTGTTACAGACCATTTTACTTTTGCTGGTCCAGTCTTCTTTGCTGCTTCGGCTTTACTTATCCTACCTGCAACCTTTGCTGGTCTACAAGCAGGGTATGGTCTGTTCTTGTCCTTGCCCCCAGAACGCCCACACTTTTTACCTGTCTTTACGTCACGCCAGTCTTCCTTGAACCACTTAGTCAGTCCACCTTCAGCGTAACCTCTACGACTTTCTAGTACGTGCTTTGACCTTTGCAACTGCGCCTCCCTTACTGTAAGTACCTCCACGTGCTTTATAGGTCTTTACCAACCACGCACTTCCATATGCACTAGGCCATGTCTTAAACTTTTTCTTAGCTTCTGACTTTACTCTTGAATACAAAGCTTTGTTCTTAGGTGTTGCCATTATGTACGCCTCGACTTTGTACCACTACACTTCCACTTCTTACGAGATAGACGTAGTGGGCTGTTTGGATTAGCTGCTGCTTTTGGGTGCTTCTTCATTTGACCAGCGCTTCTTGCACAGTAAGAATCACCTTTGCTAGTTCCTGGTCTAATACGCTTACCACCATCCTTAGCTCTACCAGCTTGACCATAGCTTACTTTGATCTTACGTCCTGTCTTAGGGTTAGTAGTTGTCTTGGCAAACATCTTGCCTTTTGCTGGTTTAGCCATGTTATCCTCTACAGTGGGTTACTTGCTAGTTCATCATAGGCTTTCCAAATGTCATCTACTTCTGTTTGTAGTACATCTAGCTTGTCACCTATACCATCTGTGATAGTAGTAGCTTTATCAACTTGTGAGCGTAAGTCAAGTAAAACTTTCTGCTGCTCTAGTAATTGCTGCATATTTGTAGTCAACTGTGCCATCTTGGAAGCTAGTCCACGTACATCGT